CTTCTGCAGTTGTAGAGGCGGGAGCATTTTTATTGTGCGTTGACGTGGCCCATGGCCATCATTCAAACGTAGAAAGAGCAATAAAGACGCTAAAAGATAAGTTCGGAGAAAAAGTTACTATAATGGCTGGAAACGTTGCAACCGCTGACGCATTTGCGGATCTACAAGAGTGGGGATCAGATGCAATCAGGGTTGGAGTCGGCGGCGGCAGTATTTGTAGCACTCGCATTCAAACAGCTCACGGCGTGCCCACTTTTCAGTCTGTATTAGAATGTAGTAGAGCGGTCGACAACGCCTCGTTAGTCGCGGATGGTGGAATCAAAAACGCCGGCGACATTGTAAAGTGTCTCGCCGCCGGCGCAGACTTTGTTATGCTTGGATCTCTGTTGGCGGGAACAAAAGAATCACCAGGAGAAACATTTCAAGGCAACGATGGCCGCAAGTACAAAGCTTATAGAGGAATGGCTTCTAGAGAAGCTCAAATCGCCTGGAGAGGAAGGTCTAGTTCCCTGGAAGGGGTCTCTACAACGATACCTTACAAAGGGAGAGTCTCAGAGATCTTACCGGACCTCCACCAGAACATTCGCTCTGGTCTTTCCTATAGTGGTTCCAGGTCAATCCGAGAATTTAGAGATAAAGTAAAGATGATTAAGCAAACATCTTCAGGCATCTCTGAAAGTGCAACTCACATTTTAACAAAATGAAAGAACATCAGCCAAAAAAAGTAGTTGTCATATCTTTTTCAGCTTATGAGAAGACATCAGCAGACATTAAACTTAGAATAAGAAACGATAACCTTACACAAGTGAGTTGGTTTTCAGGAATAGCAAAATTATACCTTGAAAACGACCCTGACATGTTGAAGGTTATGTACAAAGTAAAAGAAAATGCCCGGTCAATGGGCAAGAGAAAATTAAACAGATACAAAAAGGATATTGATTCAGGCCAAGACCTCATGAGGGACCTTGGAATTACTGAATCTGACAAGGATAATATTTTCGATATGATTGAAATGGATTTAAAAGAATATGAGTGATGAGGTTTGTGATTATTGTGGTGGACTCAAGGAAAGATGTTGGATAGACTACCCAGAAGATAACAACTGCGTCCATTGCACAGTGGACAAGCATGGGCAATTAACTTTAGAGCAAGCGGCAAAAAGATTGCACATATCTTTAGTGAGAGTTTCCCAGATAGAGAAAGAGGCCCTTAAGAAGCTTTCTAAGAGAATAAAATTTGACTTTCTAGATGAAAAAGACTATTTATAGTTGTATTATTTATACCAATCACCGCTTTCGAAAAAGGAGAAATATAAAATGAGTGATAACAAAATGTTAAAAGAAAACACAATCCGCAGGTTTATGAAACTTGCAAACGTCGATGCAATGACTGAGAATTTTGTCAGTGAAATGTACAGTGCCCCTGGTAAGAAAGAGGAAGAAGACGTAAAAGAGAACGAAGAGATCAACGAAGAAGAGGAAGTTGAACTTGAAGAAAATCTAGAGGACCTCGAAGAAGAAGAGGAAATGGAACTAGACGCTGAGTTGGACATGGATCCAGAAGGCGATATGGACATGGATCCAGAAGGTGAAATGGACGAGCCAGCAGATGAGCCAGGAGCCGCAGACATGAGCCTTACTGAAGAGGAGGCACAACTTCTTATCAGCCTAGGCGAAAGACTATCAGCAGCAATGGGATCTGAATCTGACGAAGACATGGAAGACATGGAAGACATGGAAGACATGGGAGACATGGGAGAAGCCGATCCAGAAATGGAAGAAGAGGAGCCCGAAGCCCCAGGCATGCGCCAGTCAGTATATGAGAATGAGCAAGAAGACCTTGTGAACGAAGTGCTTAAGAGAGTTACTAAAAGACTTGTTGCTGCAAAGCTCAAGAATAGAAAGTAAGATAAAATAATACGTTATCACTTAAAGCCCCAAACCTATCAAGGTCACTGGGGCTTTTTGCTTGATTTCCAACAGGAAAGATGCTAAAATAATATTATGAATGAGATACAACTTTACTCTATAATAATGTTTTTTACCGGCGTGGCCCTGACGCATGCAGTTTTTTATTTTGACAAGAAAAGAAAACGAAAAAGGTTTTACATTTTTATGTCTGCATCTATACTACAAGTTTTAGACAGTATTGACTTAGCACACAAAGCTGCAATTGATTTTATAGCAGAACAGTCAAAAACACTTGAAGATTCGCAGAAACAAGAGTACTTAGAAGAAGAGGGCAAAAAACTTTCTACGTTTATGGAACTCTATGTTTTGCTTTTTATAAACGCTGTACCACCAGCCGGACGCAAACACATAAGTTTCAGATCTTGGTCGGAAGCTCGGGCCCTCATTGAAAAGATGCGAGGGTTTCTGAAAGATGAGAAAAGTAAAGGGCGAACATTGGAAAGTTGACGAAAGAACGATAAGGATCCAAATCAAAACAGATGAGGAACAGTGCAAATTGGAAGAAGCGTTACCTGGATGGCAGTGCGTTTCATATGGATATGTTCCTAAAACCAGTGAAGATATCTATGTATTTGAAAGGGAGTTTGACTCAGACAAAGAATGGATGAGTTTTAAAAATTCCGACAAGATAACTAATTTAATAGAAATGAGAGAGGTATAATATGACTAAAAGAGTATCAGCAATTCCAAAGAAGAAAAAGAAGAAGAAGAAGCAAGATGAATTTACCCAGGAGGATAAACAAGTTGTAATTATAAATAACATACAACCTCCGTCGCATTCCGAGCCCGAGCCAAGGACAATAAACCTTTATGGAGACATATCAGAACTAAAAGGCGCCGACGTCGTCGCAGCTTTACTGTACCTGGAGAACACCTCCCACACGATCTCTCCGAAAGACCCCAAAGACCCAGAGTCTGATCAGGTCATCATTGCCCGCTCAATAGCTATGATGGTGTCAACTCATGGAGGAACTGCTTCCGACATGTTTTCGATTCTTGATATCATGGACATGGTCAAGGAGAGAACGTGCGACATTGAAACTTTTGGTATAGGAAAAGTGATGTCAGCCGGCGTCCCCATTCTTGCTGCAGGAACAAAGGGTAAGCGAAAAGTTGGCCGAAACTGTCGTATCATGCTTCACAATGTGATGGCTGGCACCGGCGGAACAATCTTTTCGATGGAGAATGAACTGGAAGAGATAAAGTGGATTCAGGAGAGGTATATTGAGACGTTAGCAAGTTATACCAACCTGACGCCATCAAAGATAAAGAAGCTTCTCAAGACGCAGAAAGATGTTTACATCTCTGCGGAAGAAGCAATAAAAATGGGCATTGCAGACGAAATTATCTAATTATTGAGAGGAGTTTTAACATGCCAAATACTATTACAAGCAAAAATGATCTATTCGCCCTTTTTGAAGAGGTGTTTCAAGACTGGACAGAAGGGACATCAGCACTGACAGAGATGTCAGACAAGGCCAGAAAAAAAGAGGCTGAGAAATTCCTGTTATCTCTCCCTAAGTTCACGCCAACTGAAGCCTGGGGAAACCCAGAGTCTACGGGACGCAAGACTATCAACAGAATCTTTTCTGTGATCGGCGGTGGAGCTTCGGTTGAAGGTAAGCTGGCATACCTCCAGAGAATTACAGATGTAAACAACAGAATTACTTCTCCAAGAAGAGTTATAGCCTCTCTGATAATGTTAGAGGCGCTGGCTGCGATCATTTCGGACTTTAACGAAGCATCCGCTGGTTTTGTATTTGAAGGCTGGTTATCTGCTCTACTTCAGGGTAGACAAGAGGCGGAGAGAACAGACAAAGGCAATCTCCCCATTCAGGATTTGGTCGCCTTCACACAACTCAAAGAGGGTACCCCCACCGTCCCTGTGAGTTTGAAGCTTTTGAGTCCAAAGACGAAAGTAGAGGGAAGTTACACTAACCTAGTTGACGCACTATTCGACGAGCCCGAATTCGGAGGTCGGATGTATTATGTCGTCGCCAGAAAGCTAGAGAATCACATTGTAGTTGAAGGGTTTGACATTAATAGAGGAAACTTTATAGACCTTATGACCTTACAGGGCGGAGCAAAGGGCACTACAAAACTGAAAGGTTCAGGCGCCGTATTGTTCGAAGTTTCGGACACTGCAATACTTCGTAAACACGGACTCAGAAGGGGCGATGCACAAAGCGTCATAGACCTTTTGAAATCCCTAGACGGAAAACCAGACGAACAATATGAGATTCTCATGAGAACCGCTGGCTATACACAGCTTTCACGCAAGCTAGCTCAGATTGAAAAAGAGAAAGACCAAGAACAAGGACAAGAAGATCAAAATTTTGAAGATCCCGAAATCCAGCGTCTGGCTAAAAAGTTCAATCTAAAGAAAGACCCTCAATCCGAAAAAGAGGAAAACCTCCTCCGCGCCCAGGAAAAAGCAGGCGTATCGAGACCTCGAAAATCATCAGGATCATATCGCTCCTCTAATAGTTTGAGAGAAGCTGCAATCAAAAGATACAGCGATAGAGAAAGACTGCTTACAGAATCAAGTCAAACTCAGTGGACTCTATCTGTATCTCAGATTGATGTACTGGTCAAACATGGTGTCATCGAACTGGCTACTCTCGGCGAGCTTCCAAAGACCAGGGATATGGTTATAGAGGTTGCTACGATGCACATGGATACCGTAAGAGACAAATTCATGATTCTCTTCAAAGCTTTCGCTGACTTGAATGATAACATCAACAAGTATATTACGTTTCCCAAAAGAAACGAGGCAATCAAGGCAGGTGAGCGCGCCATAAGCGACACCGGCGTGATTCAGAAAGAGATTCAAGACAACGTCCAGGCCGACGAAGTGGCAGCCGAAGAAGATTTAGATTAAAAACCCCTTGACATTTCAACCGAAATGCATTATAGTATATACATACCAACATGAAAGCGAGTCAAAATGACAACACAACTAAGCCATGGACCTGAACTCCGCAACAAGGTTCTCGACGGCGTAAACACTCTAGCGGATTACGTAGCAACAACACTCGGACCCAAAGGACAAAATGTTCTTATCCACCAAAAGGATAGACGACCCTTCGTTACGAAAGACGGCGTGACCGTAGCACAAAATGTGAACTTTGAAGACCCGCATATGAATGCTGGTGCAGAGGTGGTGAAACAAGTATCTGCAATGACCAACGCAGAAGCAGGAGACGGAACTACAACCTCGACAGTTTTGGCTAGGGAGATTCTGGTTCAAGCTAACAAATACATTGCCTCCGGTACATCCCCTATTGAAATCAAACGCGGACTAGAGCAGTGTCTTAGTGAAGCAGTACAAGTGATTGATGAAATTTCACAGCCAATTTCTTCTGCAGAAGACGTGAGGCATATCGCGACAATTTCAGCGAACAACGACGAGGCCATCGGCACACTTGTCGCCACTGCAGTAGACAAGGTAGGTAAGAATGGCTCCATCACAATTGAGGAGGCACGCTCTCTAGAGACGAGTTTGGATCTTGTAGAGGGTTTTAGATTTGACAGCGGCTATGCCGCCACTGCGTTCATTACGGACGACAGACGTGGAATCTGCCGCTATGAGAACCCGATGTTCTTGATTACCGACACAAAAGTAGACCAAGTCAACCAGATTTTACCTGCTTTGGAAATCGCTGCTCGCGAATCCCGGCCATTCATCATCGTCGCAGAAGAAGTGGAAGGTCAAGCCTTGGCTGCACTAATTATGAATACTATGCGCGGATCGATGAAGGTTGCCGCTGTAAAGGCTCCTCGCTACGGGGAAGAAAGAAGAGCAATAATGAGCGACCTATCGGTATCAACAGGCGCAAAGTTTTTTCAACAGTCGATGGGTCACAACCTCACTGAGGTTTCCTTGACTGATTTTGGAAAGGCTGCTAGTGTGGAGATCACCAAGAACACGACTACTGTCGTAGACGGTGAAGGGGACTATGAAAAAGTTGATGAGACTATTGAGAAGATCAAAGTCGAAATACAACAAACTGACGACATCCATGAAGCGGGACGACTCCAAGATCGTGTTACTCGTCTCTCTTCTGGTGTTGCTATCATCCGTGTTGGTGCTTCATCTGAAGTAGAGATGATTGAAAAGAAGCATCGTATCGAAGATGCCTTGGAGGCAGTCAGGTCGGCACAACAAGAAGGAATCGTACCTGGAGGTGGTATGACCCTGCTTCGTGTATCTAATTCGATTAACCCCAATTTCGACACAGAAGAGCAATCATCAGCACTCTCCATTTTCAAACGCGCGCTCGAAGCACCCTTTAAGACTATGGCTGAAAACGCCGGACTATCTCCGGAGGTTAGCTCATTAATGGTCAGTGATGTTGGGGATTGGATGGGCATCAACTTTTCAAGTGGGAAGCTTTCAGATTTGAAAGCATCGGGTGTGTTAGACCCTGCAAAGGTCACTCGCTGCGCAATGAAAAATGCCGTGTCTGTCGCTGGCACACTTTTGTTGACAAACCACAGCATTGTCCACTCATAAATACTAGTTAATACTGCGGAGGGTTGTACAATGGTGGAGCAAGAGTACATGTTGGACATGCAGTCAAAGTTAGATAGAGTTTGTAACGGCATCGAAGTTATGAGCGACAAGCAAGAGCAAATGTCGGAAGACATAGGTAAGATAAAAGAGGCGGTGTATAATCCGGACCAAGGACTCTATGCAAGAATAAGAGAGTTAGAGACTTGGAAGAGGACATCGTCAAGGATGATATGGACGCTTTTTACAACAATGATAGGTTTAATCGGCGCATTTATTTTGAAGAACTTGGGTATTTAAATGTTAGTAGAGATAAAGAGATTGTTAATAGAAAATGACGGATACAAAAGAGATGTATCTTTGAAGAGAATGTATATCAATTCTTCCAGTATTGTTTCAATATCAGATTACGCCGGCGCCACAAAATTTTTGTTAAGAGAAAACTCCAACTTCGCGCAAGAAAAGTTTTCGGTTATAAAATTAAACGAAGGCGGAAAGACTGATGAAATAATAGCATTTGGCAGCGCAAAGCAGATCTACAAGTCTATAGACACCAAAACAGACGGAAAGCAACAATTAAATGGATAGATTTATAATAATAGGCAGGACAAACTGCCCATTCTGTGTAAAGGCGATAGAGTATTGCAACGCGAAACAAGCAGAGCATATCTTTCTTAACTACATCGACACTCCAGACGTGCTGGAAGAATACAAAGAGTTTCACGACCAACCAACTGTGCCGATTATCTTAGCCAATAACATGCTGTCAGGATACACTAAAAAAGTGGGCGGATACTCAGACTTGTTGGAATATTTATAATGAATTCCAAGACGACACCCGTAAAGGTGAGTGTATTAAGGGTCTTGCACAAGGGGCTAAAGCCCATAATCCACAGGCTGGACTCAGTGTTGCAGGATTATTACAGAGAAGCCATCTTGCTATCTCAAGCTGAACTCACCGCGGTCTTGGAGTTTAGATCGGCAGCATCCACTGTGGAACTTCTGATGTTGGATTACTTTGAGCAAGTAGAAGAGCACAAGGTCGACACCTTGTATTTGCCGAACAAGGAATTCCAGCTTTTACTAGATTTGTCGAAAACCGCAGAGCTAGCGTATCGAGCCCCCCTCGCGCTCTCCGGACTCTGGACACACTGATGAATCTTTACATTGGAATAGCACTTGTATTTGTTGGTCAAATTATAGGATGGTTTCAACTTAACTCGCAGTATCTATCTGAATGGTGGGCAGGCAAGCCCTGGATCACTGCACTCTTGTTGGGTGCTCCATGTTCTGTAGCGTTCTGGTATTCTTGGAAGTTTATTGTAGATGAAACAGGCTCTGCCTGGACCGCCAGGTTCATAGGGTCTTCTGCTGGTCTTATCATATTCCCTATCCTTACGTGGTTTTTGTTGGGTGAATCGATGTTTACTCCGAAAACTATGATTTGTTTTAGCCTTGCTATTCTTATAATCCTAATCCAATTGTTTTGGTAAATACTATTTATAGTAAAAAGGTCTCAACATCACTATGAACTTCAACAACACATGGCGTAATTACGTCGCAAAACCCCTAAAGCGAAAGCCAAGCCCACTCGTGGAGCAGTATCTCGCAAATCTACAACTCATTCTTGAGGGCAGACTCTCTGACGCAAAAGCCGCAGCAAAAATTGCTAACGAAGCAGGCGAAGTAGACGCAATGTTAGCTGCGCTGAAAGCAGAGTTCGGTAAGGACGCTGGAAAGTATCTTTTGTTCGCGGCAAAGGCTTTGGAGATGGGCCACAAGTCAGCAGGAACTAACCCAAAACAACACTTCAAAGAAGTTTTGGAGCTGATATTGAGATTTCACCTAAACCAGAACAGAAAAGTCAATAAGGTATACCAGGAAAAACTAGCAGGCAAAGACATAAACGGGTATGATTTCAACTCACTGAAGAAGGCACTCTACTCGGCCAGCGGAAAGAAACACGCAGATGAAAATTCTGAGTTTGTTTATAA